AAATTAAGCACGTTAACTCAAAAGGTGTTGTAATTGAGAATAGCGATTACGTTAAACTTTTAAACAATCCTAATTACTTTCAGAGTAAAGAGGATTTCTTTTTTCAGCAAATGTGGTTTTTATCAACGGCAGGAACTGATTACATTTATCAAAAGAAAGCGTTTGCAAATGATATTCCTAAAGCTATTTACAACCTTATCCCAAGTGATATTGAATTAAATAACGCTCATAAGGTAAACAAGTTTATCGTTACGGAAAAAGATAAAAAATCATTCGGAGAACGTAAGATAAAATACACCTTAGACAACACCCAATACGAGTTGATGTTATCGGAACTTATACCACTTTACGACCTTTCAAATGGGTTGACTAACAACTCATTTTTCCAATCGCAAAGTAGGGTTAAGGGAATTGTAAAAGTCTTAAATAACATAGACCAAAACGTTAAATCTAAGAATATTAATTTACAGTTCAGCCAAAAGTATTTATCTAAGAACGAAAGTAACGGCAACGAGGCGCAAATACAACCAAGCGACAGAACAAGCATAGAGAATAACTTAGACCGTAAAAACTTAATCGTAACTAATGCAAACATCGACGTTAAGCACTTAGTTAGCGATATGAAACGTTTGTATTTAGACGAACAATTTGCCGACGATGCCAATAAATGTTTATTAGCGTTTGAAATGAACAAGAACGTTTTAAATTACTTCGCTAAAGACAGTACATTCGACAATCAATCACAAGGCGTAATAAGCTATATTCAAAACTCTATTCAAACAACGGCTAAAAACACTATGAATAGTTTAAGTCAACAATGGGGATTGTTAGAGAAAGGAGAAAAGTTAGTAGCATCTTACGACCATTTAGCATCAATGCAACCAGTAGTAAACGATAAAATCAAATCGTTTGGCGAAATGCAAGATGCTTTAAAAGTAGCTTTAGAGAATGGAACTGTAACAACGGTAGAAGCGAAGAAAATGAGTGATGAATTTAGACTAAAATTAGGGTTATGAGAAATAAACTAACGTTGCAAGAGATAAACAAGCAATTAGACTTAGATAAGATTAAAAAAGAAAATCCAAGTCTATACGCTTCAATAGTTGAAAAGAATAAGACGTTTAATAAAACGATAAAGAAATGATAGTAGTAAAAGAGTTTCCTGATAAAGAGTTTGAAACAAAAGAGGAACTGTTTAAAGAATTGATAGCTAATAAAAAGCAATTGATTTCTCTTAAGAAGTCGGTAACTAAAAATGCCGATGCTGTTTCTTATGGTTATATTGAAAACGTTTCAAAGAATAACAATATAGACAAAGCTATTGGGGCTTCGGACTTACCTGATACTTTAGATGTAAAGGTTGTAATTAATACAACTAACTACTTAGACTCTCATGGTGATTTGCACGTTAATGGGATTTGGAATAAATCAGTAAGCGATAACAAGACTTTTTTACACCTACAAGAACACGAAAGAGATTTCGACAAGGTAATTAGTGATAGTGCAAAAGGATATGTTCAATCAATGAGTTGGAAACAATTAGGATTGCCTTATGACGGCAAAACAGAAGCGTTAATTTTTGAAAGCACTATTGAAAGATTACGAAATGGTTTTATGCTTAAGCAATATGCTAACGGTTGGGTTAAAAACCATTCAGTCGGGATGAGATATGTGAGTTTGGAATTAGCTATTAACTCAGAAGCGGAATATGATAAAGAATACAAAGACCTTTGGGATGAAATTTATCCAAGTGTAGCTAATAAAGAGTTAGCGGATGAAAGAGGTTACTTTTGGGTAGTAAAAGAAGCAAAGATAGTTGAGGGCAGTGCGGTTGTAATGGGTAGTAATTCAGCAACTCCAACGCTTGAAACTAAAGAGAATGTAGAGCCGTCGAAAGACACTTTAGATATTGAAGCCGAGAAATCACTTCAAACAGAGAAACAAAGAGAATTATTAAAAGGATTATTAAAGAAAATTTAAAATGAACGAAGATTTAATTAAAGAGTTAGGCGATAAAATAGACGCCTTTAAAGAAAACTCTTGTACTAAAGCCGAACTTATAGAGTTGATGTCAAAAGTACAAGCGTTAGAAACAAGCGGTCAAGACGTAGCATCATTTAAGGCTAACGTAGAAGAAATCGCTTTAAGAGTATTGGAGTTAGAAACTAAAGGCGTGCCTGCAGAAGCAGAAGAAAGTCTTAAATCTATCTTAGAAAGCAAAAAAGACGAATTTGCCGCAATGAAAGACAGGTCTGGTGCAAGTGTGAAATTCACATTGAAAGCAGCAGGCACAATGGCAGAATCAACAAATATTACTGGTCAAGTTCCACAAGCGCAAAGAGAAAGCGGTATTACAAGAACAGTAAGACGTAATCCATTTATCTTACAGTTGGTAAATGTAGGTACAATTATGTCAAACGTTTGGGAATGGGTTGAGCAGAAAAACCCTGATGGCGGTGCTGGAATGACCGCAGAGGGTGCTGCCAAAACTCAAGCAGACTTTGATTTGGTAGTTGCAAGTGCTAACGTTAAAAAAGTAACTTCTTATATTAAAGTTACTAAAGAGATGTTAGACGATGTTGAGTTAATGCGTTCAGAGATTGACCAAGAGTTGACCGAACTTATTAACCTTAAAATTGACGACCAATTATTGAATGGTACTGGGTTAACTGTTAACTTAACAGGTATTACTACCAACGCTACAGCTTGGGCGGCTGGTGCTTTTGCTTTATCAATTCCAACCCCTAACAAATGGGACGTATTAAGAACCGCAATTAACCAAGTTAGAGTTAATTTGTTTGAGCCTAACTATATTGTTATGCACCCAACGGATGTAACCTCAATGGAGTTATCAAAAGGTACAGACGGGCATTATATTCTTCCTCCTTTTGCTTCACAAGATGGAACAAATGTTGCAGGAATTAGAGTTGTAGCAAATACTGGGGTAACTATCGATAAATTCTTAGTTGGTGATTTCTCTAAATCGGGAGTAAGATTTAAAGAGGGTCTTACTATTAATGTAGGTTACGAGAATGATGACTTTACTAAAAACTTAGTTACTATTTTGGCGGAAGCTCGTTTAGTACAAAGAGTAAAATCTAACCATTACGGGGCATTCGTTTACGGTGACTTTAGCGATGCTATTACTGCATTAACAGAAGCGTAATAAAATGGGTTTCTATCACGATACGACAGTAGAAGTTACCTACAACGGTAAAACTACAAGAGTAGCCAAAGAAGATGCTCATTTATACGAAAGTAAGAAAAAAGTAAAAGAAGTTAAAACAGATAAATAATGCCACAGATAGTAACGGTTTCATATTTTCAAAATCCAAACGAGTTAAACATCCCTTTAGGTGTAGCTTTAGCGGTAGCCAATCCGACTTTAGCAACTCCGAATAGTTCGTTTTGTATCGGGACCGGACGCCATAACGCGGGAGAATTGTACTGCTCAATTCGTTCCGCTATGACGATGGCTCGCGTCTCTTTGCTTGCTGGCATGTACGCGCCGGTCCACCGACTATCTATCCCTATGTTGCGGGCGACGTTTGTACTGTCGGCGCTCGAAAACGGGAACGCCTGAACGATCTGAGGGTCTAGCATCCGGAGGCCGTGAATCTTGCATTGCGGACGGCCCCTGAGGTCGCATATCGCCGCCATTTCCTCAGACATTCGCTTCCTCCATCGTTGTGTGCCAATAACCGCGAAGTCGCCCGAACTCCCGATAGCAATCCTCGGCCATTCCAAGGAGAGACGTTCCAGCCGCTCTACGGTTTCGTGTAGGTGCCACACAGGAACGCCGAGAGGACCATGCGGCCACTCGGAAATGAGGCAGTCGTTATCATCCTCGGTCCCGACAATAACGTCAGGTATCAGGGCGAAATCAACGCAGGGATGCCATTTCCACTTGTCAACCCAATCGTAGTAAAGATTCCAGTCCACCGTTTTCCCTGCCTTCCACACGCTGAATGCTCCATTATCCAGAGCTACCGATTGACAGACTTCGGTTGCGATGCCGATTTGATCCGGAGCGGCGAAGGACACGAAGGCATGACGCCCGCGCCACACTCGCATTGCTGCTGTAATCGGAGTTATGGGACCGCCGTGGTAGTGGATCATGCTGATTCCATCCTCGAAACCAATACGGATGCCTCGACCGCCGAGACGATAACGTGGCCGGAGTCCATGACTATCTTTGATTTCCGCCTACGGCCCTTGGTCGCGTAGACGCACTTGCCACACGCCAAGGCCTCGTCTATGATCCCGTCGTGCCAGTGGTTCGCGATGTAGATGCCAGCAACGCGCGAGATTGGGACGTAGGATTTGTGGCCGATGTTTAGCATGGGTCCGCATCCTCCAGCCCTCGTTCTTTGCTAGACTCACATTCCAACCTTTCAAAAATGCGCCAAAATGCACTAAGGTCGCCAGTACCCCAAAAAACATGCAAGGCTCTATAGTCTTGCGGTCGATGGGCTAGCGGCCGTATGGGAGGGCCAACTTTAACGAGAGGGTTGCCGAACAGCTTGCACGCCTCCTCGTAAATAGGCAGTTCTTTCATCTCAAAATTAGTTACTCCGGTTCCACCATCTAGGAAGTGGCTGTCGATGAATTTGTTTTCCATATCTTCTCCTTCAACATTTCCCGTATCGCCTTCATCGCCGCAAACGCCAGCCGTTCAACCTCGGATTCCTCCGCGTAGGATTCGATGTGCAGGGTGACGCGGAGGGGGCCGGTGTCGTTGGTTATTGAAATAGTTGCAGTTGGCACTACCAGAACCTATTTCTCTCGCGTCGTTTTTGATGTTGTAAAAACTCCTTTTTCCAACATCCTTGATAGCCTCCGGGCGCAAGCCATCGCGCGTATCTTCTGGACAACCTAGTCATGTCTTGGAGTTGGTCGGTGCTTACGTCTCCCCAAATATCGTGCCAGATGGCATCGTATTTGTTGCCGTTGTCTGGTTTCCATTTGTAGGCGTCCGCGTGGTTGATTCGTACCTTGGATGGGAATCGGTTGATATAAGTTGGACTCACCAAATTTATAACGTCTTGGCTCAATTCGTTCACGGTGACGCAATTTACTTCAGGCTTTTGAGCTACCGCTTGGAGCACCATACCTATGCCGAGTCCGTTTATAAGTACGCTCCCGGTAGCCCTGTGGAGAAAGTACGAGTGATCGCGCATTTCGCTTGGGGTGTCAGACATCAGCAGCGATCCATTGCACATGAGACGAGTGTATACACCGGGCGGGACGCCGCACCGGAACCAGCGCAGGGCGTCATCCCGCGCAACAGTAAACTTTTCAACCTTCCACTCGCCCGATATGCCTTCTGGTATATCAACTTTGTTCATTGTCCCCTCGCGGTGTCGTTTGTGATGGTGATTGTGGCGGAGGGCATTAGGCCACTTCCACAATCTCTGTGATGGTCGAATGCTTGCCGTCCGTGGTGTAGGATAGAACCACTTCGTTCCCCTTTAAGGTTTGCGCGTTCTTCCCGATGGTGTCCGAGAACGTGCCGAACCATGAATCCCTGATTCTGACTCCATATCGAGTCCACTGGCCCTTTTCGGTTCTGCCTGTAGTTACCGCTACCTCTTCGATATATCCGCGCTCTACGAGGCTTGTATTTTTGTCGGTTTGCTTCCCGCTCGCGGGCGGTTTCGTGGATTTCGGAGTTACCGTATGCGTTTCATTCTCGCTGTCCTTTGGTTCTTCGGTGGGTATGGAGAACACCTGCAAGAATGCGTATTTTTGAGCGGCGGACATCGCCTTATTGCAAGACTTGTCGCCGGAATCCATCGCCTCACCGATTGTTACGCACTCAAAGGACGAGCCGTCCGAGGCATAGAAGGTGTATCCCACTGTTAGGATTGTGTAGATTAGGGTTCCACCTGATTTCGTTGTCCGTTCTTCCCGTGTCACATTCGTAACCTTTGGGACGGCAAACACTTCGTGCTCTGCCAGTGATGCGTTACAGGCGTTGTAAAGGTCGTCTATTCCACGGAATGAATAACCCTGCTGAGGATTTTTGCGATCTTTTCCTATGGCCCCAATCGCAGCCATGACCTTCGGAATTTGCTTATAAATCAATCCGGTGTTTTCCATACTATTCTCCGTTCCATTCCCAAGGCCGACGAGGGTAATCCAGTGATTTCCACCCAGCTTGCCATGATATTTGATCCCAGCTTCCGAGCGGATATGGACAGGCTGCACCGCTCGCCCGTGCTTCCTGCCCTTCTCCCCATGCCGCGCCGTCAAATTGACTGTGAATGCCATCGGGGTTGCGGTGCATCTCAGGGGACAATTTGTCCCGCTCTAAGATGCGAGTCCGCATTAGTTCGAAGTCGGCCCACTTCACCCGCTTCTCTGCCACTAGAACCCCCTCAGCAGCGCGGCATGGCACTTGGTCACGCCGACAAACCACGAGAACAGCGGACACTCAGGGTCGGGCTCAATAGGCCCGCATTCGGCGGTGAGGTCGGGGAAGGAGGGCAACGCATCCTCGCGGTCGATCCGTTCGAGCCGGGATTCCCAATCGTCGGGCAGCGTGGTTCGTGGCTGCGGACAATCTCTTACAAACATGGTATCAACTCCTTGATGGGCTTCTCCCTCGTCCAGTGTGGGTCCGGGCGGGGGATTTTTATTTTGATTTTTCCTTAGCCTTCTGGATCATTCCGTCAATTACCGAATCAAGATTCATAAAGTTTGAAGCCTGGTTGAGATATTTCTGCATGGCAGCAATCTTTTCCGGCATTTCCCTCAACGCATAGACAAGTTTATACATGCCACTGACTTCAATTACTGTTCCGTAAGTAATTTCGTCTCGCTGTAAATACGCCTTTCCGATGATGTTCGCTATTTCGTCGGAGCTTGATTCCAGCATGTATCCACTTTGGGTTCTACCGAGCACCCTCATCACTCACCTCTTTTCCTGTTTGCCTCGATCATGGCATCCATAAAATTAGCAACGCCAGATTTCTCGCCCAACGGTTGAAGGTTCGTTGTTTTAATTCGATCCCGCCTTCCGCTCCGCTTCTTGACTATTGCAAAGGCCCCCGATCCGATGAAGGATTCGATCACCCCTTCGCGCAAACTCATTGAAATGGAACGTCCAGAAGCTGAAACGTGTGTCCACTGGACTCTATCGCCGACCGTCAGCATCACTCTCCCCCTTCCTTCGTCGCCGCCAGCTTCTTCGTCCAGTTGCAGTCAAAATCCCACATTGCCGCAGCAGGACTATCCCCGAACCCAGCCACTCCGTCTTGCAGGTTGTCACCGTACAGAGCGCACCACTTGTTTCCTTCAACGGACAGTTTGGGCCGGTAGATTGCGGATGGGGAGTCATAAAGGGAGATGACATCCTGCGCGCGCCGTGAAGCCAACTCGAAGTAATTTCCGACATGCGATAATGCCCGCTCAACCGCCGCACCGATGTCTCCGTTTGAAATCCTGCTGCGAACCGCGTCATAGACTGCTTGATAAGAATCGCTCATCACTCTCCCCCTTCCCCGGCCTCTACACGGGCTGTTGGTGGGTCCGGTAACGGTAACCAGCGGGTAGCTTTCCCGTCGAGCCTACTTCTCCCGCCACTGACACAAAACCACCCCTCTGGGCGGGCCAAATGTAGATTGCCATCGATCACTCTTTCCGGGATTCGGTCATTCCAGATCACCAGATCGGCGAGAACGATACCGTCCGATATGAGGATGTACTGGACCTTGTTTCGGGTGCCCTTCGGTGCCGTCTCTATTGGTCGCCACTGTCGTTCAGCCTCGCACCGCGCCAGCTTGAGCGAGAGGGCGGCTGTCGCCTCGGCTTGCGCCTCAGAGATGAGAATACGGACAGTGGAATGGATGGCATACGTCCCACGACCGCTATCCCGATATTTTTTTATCGCGTCCCACAAAATCGCCTTCTGCGTCTCAACTCCCATGCCGGTCCTCCATGTCTCCGCAATACTCGACCGCTCGGCAATGCTCCGGGCTGCACGGGGAGCATGTCTCCGAACACTCGATAAGCTCCATCGGTGTGGGACGATTCCTCCATCCCAGCATGGCCCCGCACGAACACCAGAGGGCTTGCACGTACCCGTCGACCTCGATGTGCGTCCGGGAATGGGTACAGGGTTGGCTGATGAAATACCCCGGCGATTCTTCGGCGGCGTTCCGCAACATCCGAAAAGGCACGGTCCCGCGCGGCTGGCCTTTGAGTTCGTTCATGGTTTCTCCTCGACAGGTTTGTCCCATTCGCCGCGGTTCAGACCTTGGGTTCCATCTTTTTTGAGGATTGGCCCCGTAGCTTTCCACCACCACTCTTTCCGGCCGAGGGTTGGGCACACACTGATCTCGTCCACCCTCATGTTCTTCCCGTAGTGGCTGCATCCGTTCGACTCGATGACATCTCCAACCTTTACGGGACATTCCTTTTCCACCCACTCGCGCATGAGGTTGTATTTCTTGGCGTTGAGTTCCTGGATTTGATCGTCTATCTCTTTGATTTGTTCGGGGTAGGTCATTGTTACTCCTTGATTGTTCCTTCGCGCCGTCATCTTCCGTCCAATCGCTCTCGGCTTTCGCTTCCAGATTGCAAACGGTGGTGCCGGTCTGAGGTTTCGGTCAGCCCTCCCCGCGCCGCCCTGGTACGCCGGTGTCGGACCGTCAGGAGCGGAGCAGAGAAGTGCGGGGAGGGACGGTTATTGCGTTAGCGTTGCTAAATTACATTGTTTTGTGTGGCCCTTGAGAGAAGTTGAAGACGCGATCAGTTCTCCAGAAACAGTACGAAACTCTAGTATTATGCCAGGGAATGTCTTTCTGAATAGTTCATACTTTTCTTTGTTTTGGTAAAAGGCTTGAGGCGTCCCGATTACTTCTATGAAAGCCCCTGTTTCGGCATCGTAGAAATCGGGAATGTATTTACTACCAGGAAGATAAAAGATAGTGGGTTCATAGACCCAATTGGAATGACGGAAATAGTTCTTAATGAAATCTATTTCCCGTGGGTTCCTTGGCAAATGAGACTTTATTCCTGGGCCACTGTAAGGTTTACCCAGTTCACTATCATTCCTTACGCGCTGGTAGCACCTCGTGCAAAGACCCAACTTCTTAATTTTAATTGGACGTTCCTTGCACTTGATACACAAATTCAGATTTTCCATCGGCTTTCATCCTTTCGACACCATTGTCGGAAATAATTTCCGGTCTGTCAAGTTTTTAATTGACACCGAAGAAATTATTTCCGACAATGGGACACGATGGAATTTTGAGGAGGTAAAATGGAAACAGTAAAAATGGATGCAAACCGAGTTAAACTGGCAATAGAAGCCGTGGGCGGGAAGAACGAACTCGCTCTCAGGCTCGATAGGACCGTCCGCCAGGTGGGGAATTATCTATCGGGCGGCATGGCTCAAAGGATTATCCAAGACGAAATCGAAAGAATCATCCGTGAATATGAGCGGAAGAACCGTAGCCAGTCGGCGCAATGACATCTCCAAGCAGCACCCCCAGTCCCGTCGAGCCGGGCAACCCGTATGCTCGCGTGCATAAACTCCCTGGGGCTCCCGGATACAGTAGCGGCATGGGCTTGCGAAGACCGGGAGCCTTGGAACTCAACCGCCTTCGGGCTTGGAATAAACCTCAGACAGAAAGGATTTACATCATGGCCGGAGTAAATAAATGTGCAGGACAACTCGCAACCCCTTCCGCGTCAACCCTTTCCGATTTGGCGGAGGAAGCACGCTGTCTCCGTAGCTTTTCCGATTCTGCTGCGACCCTCGCCGTAGATGTGGTTTCGGTGATAGCCGGTAGCGCCCCGGCGCAACTCGTTTCCGATACGGCCAAAGCTGTTCGTGGCTACGATGGCCTGTATGGCGATATAGCCGACAGCATCCGGCAGACTCGCCAGTACCTTTCGACCATCATAGATGAATTGAACCGGCTGTAACCGCCTTCGGGCGAATCCATAAACCAACAACAGAAAGGATTCACTGTGGATGGTCGCATCGAAATACCTAACCATATGTCGGAAGCTGATTTCACGGCCAAGGCCCAACTGGCCCTCCGCTCGGCAGGGTTTGTGAACCAAGAGCGAGAAATGTTGCGCCGAGTCTGGGCGCTCAAACTGCCGTTCGGTTGGGACGACGCCGTTGCAATCATCCTTGAGTATGTCAAGACGCCATGGGAATTGGCTTTCTTGGAGGCATATAAGCCTCTAGTCCCTGGCGCAAGCCAACAAGTCTCCATGCTGGCGGATCGTCCGACCAGCAAGAAGGGAGCACAACCATGAATCTCCGGAAACGAACCCGTCTGCACGCCGTTGAGGCCGACGTAAGCAGGCGGAGGCTAACAAAATACTCATAGACTCTTTGTGAAAACCTCCCTCTGACAACACGCTTGCACAAGCGGGCTGGATACTTCCAGTAAAAAAATCGGGGGGAGACAAACGGGACATAGCTCAGCGGCAGAGTGACCCGCTCACGGAAGCTGGCGGTCGGTGGTCCGAGTCCACCTGTCCCGATAAGTAATTGCCGAGAGGCGACCACATAACCACAACCGGCCACCGAGGATTTCACCAACATGCAACCACCTATTCAACCGCTCGATAAATTCTTGAACCAGATCGTCTGCGGGGATTGCCTCGAAATTATGAAAGAGATGCCCGACAAGTGCGTGGATTTGGTGCTGACAGATCTTCCGTATGGGCTTGGTAAAAAGTTGCAGGATGGCGGCACTTGGGCGACAAATCCCATTTATGACGGAATGCTCGACTGGGATCTGGATCCAGTTAGACCAGAATACATACGAGAAATTATTAGGGTAAGTAAGAATCAAATAATATGGGGAGGACATCTGTACGATCTCCCAAAGAACCGCTGTTGGCTTTCATGGAGTAAACCTAACTCCCCGCCGACGATGGGAGATTTTGAATTGGCGTGGACTTCCTTCGACAAACCTTGCAGGGAATGCTCCTGCCCCGTGAACCCAACCGGCCATCTCCCACGGCTCCATCCTACTCAAAAACCGTTACGTCTTTTCAGGTGGGTACTCAAAAATTTTTCCACTGGAGGACAGCTTATTCTCGACCCCTTCCTTGGCTCCGGCACAACAGCAATAGCCGCCGCACAACTCGGCCGCAATTTCATTGGGGTTGAAATAAGTCCAACCTACTGCGCCATAGCCGAAGAACGCCTCCGTCTCGAAACTCAGCAACTCAACGCCTTCACCGGAGTCCGCCCATGACCATCCCCGCCGCTGAAGGCGCCTCAAAACTTTACGCCCTGCTCTACGGCTCTCCCAAGGAGCCGGAGTCCGTCCCGAAGCCTGTCCCTCCTTCAAAACCTATCCGGGACCGCAAGCATCCGAAGCGCAAGCCGGACCCCAAAGCCGCGCATCGTTTCGCACTATCACGGCAACGGAAGGCCGAGGGGGATAGCCCATACCTCAACGGGCGTGGGATCAAGACGCAATGGGTATGTTTGAATTGCGGGCCGCTGGATGTCAACAAGTTCCGGCATGACAATAAGAAGTATTGTCTGAAGTGCCTGAGCAACATGGGGATGGACCGATATTGGGAGCAGCGCAAGCGGGATATGGAGCGGGCTGCACGGCTGATGCGAAAGAAGACTTAACCACAACCGCGCCCATCCCGCCGTATTCGCGGAAAAAACTGCCCCGTTTTGGGATGGGCGCGGGGGAAGGGGCGCACAGAGAATGGAGGGCCGGAAAAGCCAGGGGAGATTGCGAAGCCGACAGATTAATTCTGATCGCCTATGCCCTGTGACCGGCCTTCTATTTGCGGAGAATGGGGAACTTATACCCCGAAGTCGGGCGGACGCGGGCCGCAGATGCGCGTGACAGGTTGGAGAGACGGCCACTCATAGCGGGGTGGTGGACCATTGCCTACACGGCCGAGCCGCTGTCCGCTCGGCTACAAGCGGGTTCGACTCCAGCCCCCGCTGTTAACAAATCAACAACCAACAAGAGAAGGAACAAAATATGGCATCTACGATAAGGCCGTGCGGCTGCAAGCACGAGTACCAGGACAAAAAGTATGGGAAGGGCATGCGGGTGCACACCGAGAAAACGAAAGGCGCACACAGGTGGACGTGTACTGTTTGCGGATCAAACAAATAATACAGCTTGCTGGGTCGTTCCGGCAAGGGAGATGCCAACCGTTAACCAGGGGCCGTCGGAGGGCAACGGCGGTCCCATTACCCGAAAGTGGAGACCGGGCCATGATTGAAATCATCGTGCAACATATCGGACTCGACCTCCGGGGACACCCCATTAATTGCGAGGGCTGCCAGCACGACAAGTATACTCAAAACATGTGTCCAGCCTGCGACCTAAAAGCTGTGACGGATTGGTGGGAAACGTACTACTCGCTCCGAGTCCCCTGGATGAAGGTGAAATAAGGATGAACCCATGCTCACATTTTTTATCTACCTTGTCGGCATCTTGGTTGTGATG